TCAGGCGCATTTGTTCGGAGCCGTTAGTCCCAAATGCCATTGAACCGTTTTCATAATTTATAAGGGTTACATCTGAGCCTAACGTAAACAATAAAAAACCATCAGATGCTGTTGTACCACTTGTGCTGTTATGTAATGAAAAAGTCGGGGCTGTTGCATCATAAATATCCAACATTCGCGCAGGAGAGCTTGTACCAATACCCAACGATGTTCCGTTAAACGTCAGCGCAGAACCAGTAGCAAGCGCACTGGTAGATGATGCGTAGACAACACCGTTAGCGGTGAATGAGGTTAAGCCTGTACCACCGTTGGTGGTGGCAAGAGTTCCCGTAACACCCGTGGATAAAGGCAGTCCAGTGCCGTTTGTCAGGGTTACTGAAGTCGGAGTACCCAGTACAGGAGTAACAAACGTAGGAGATGTAGACAACACTACAGAACCAGAGCCTGTAGAGGTTGTAACACCAGTGCCTCCGTTAGCAACGGCTAAAGTGCCTGTGATGCTTCCAGCAGGCAGTCCTGTACAGTTGGTCAACACTCCGGAAGCAGGTGTTCCCAGAGCTGGAGTTGTCAGCGTTGGGCTTGTCAGTGTCAGACCTGCAATGGTGGTGTTTGTATTTCCCAGATAAAGGGCCGTACTGCCTAGTGTGATGGCAGTAGCAAAGTTAGTGTCCAGTTGGGACAGCGGTATTGCAGATGTTGCGGTGGCAAAAGTATATGGAACAGCCATGTTAGAACCTCACTCGTAATTCATGTTCAAATTCGATTGTGTTGACCACAAACGCAGGGTCGGAAGATGTCATTGTCAGACCTAAATACTTACCGTATTGCTGAGCATCTGACTTGTACAGAGCGTATCCGGAAGCGGTTGTCCAAGCAATAGCTGTGCTGGAGTTATTTACCCACGGAATCGTTGTTCCCACAATGTTGACCCACGTAACATTGTTGCTCAAGAAATAAGACGGACTAGAACCAGATTCACTGTCCACCGTCACTGTAAATGAGGCTGGCTGTGTCAGCGTAGCCTCAATACCAAACTTCAAAGCCTGTTTAGTGCGTATAGGGTCACCCATAGGCATCAGCGCAGTCTTAATCATGCTGTTTACTGACGCTGTAGAGCTGGAATACATCTTGTACAGGTCTTTCCCGTCCACACCGTACAGCGTAACCACCCCACCTACAGGCACAGAAGTCACGTAATCAATACTTCCCTGGCTGGTGACAAACCATTTCTTGTCAAAGAAGATGCACTGTATCTGACGAGGGCCAACAGAAGGGTCGTTATAAGTGAAAGAGAAGGCTGCACACAAAATACTGTTGAGCAGCACCTGACCTGCCGTAATCGGGAGGGTAAAGTCTATGTACGGGAAGATGCCGTCCAGCGGGTCTGAGATTTTGCTGGTGGTAGAACCCACAAGGGCGTACATACCGTAATCGTTCATAAACAAAACAGAACGGAAATACGGGAATGTGGCAAAAGCCCTCTTTGTACCGATACTGGCACTCACGTTGGTGTTGGTGAACAGGGTTGCACCTGTTGTAGACACCCGTAAGTCCGAGAATACGTTGATACTGTCATCACCAAAGATGTACAGGAAGTTGTTGGCAGACAGTAAGCCCTGGATATTGCCGTGTAGGGTCGAGTCAGACAGGGTAAAAGACCCCGCAGAAACGCTTGTAAAGTCGCTGTAAGAGCCTGCGGCGCTGTAGTAGATGGTACGCCCTGCCGCAACCCACACACGCCCAGAAAATGTGGCTACATCCACAATTGCATCACTGTTGAGCACCACTGTGCCGGTAGCGCCTGTGCCGCTGCCGGACGAAAAATTGACAGTAGGGGCAGATGTATACCCGCTACCGGGGTTGGTCATGATGACGGATACGACAGCACCACCGCTAACGATAGCAGTACCAGCGGCGCCAGAACCACCAGCCCCACCAGAGAAACTAACAGAAAAAGACCCAGATGCTCCATAACCAGACCCCCCGTTAGTGACAACAACCGACAGTGTGCCGGTAGCAAAAGTGTTGTACTGGGCGACAGCCGTGGCTGTTGTGCCGCTAGGAGGGGCTGAGAGGGTAACTGTTGGCTGAGATGTGTAGCCTGTCCCTGCGTTTGTCAGCGTTATAGAGTTAACTTGTCCGGTTTCCAGCACCGCAGTGGCTGCTGCTGAACCAGAGGAAAAAGAAATAGAGGGTGCAGTGGTATAGCCTGAACCAGGTGTAGTGACTGTGATGGCTACAACCGCACCAGCAGAGATGGTAGCAACTGCGACTGCTTGTTGACCCCCGGCTACGTTGGGTGCGCCGATAATCACGCCGGGAACAGCGGTGTATCCGGAGCCACCAGCGGTGACGTTGATGCTGGAGATGCCACCAGCACCTGTAGTAATGGTTGCAACAGCCGTTGCTTGTACGCCGTTAGAGTCGTTAGGGGCGCTGATAGTGACACTCGGGGCAGACAAATACCCGGAACCCGGGTTTGTGATGCCGATAATGCCTACAGAGCCAATACTGACTACGCTATTGCCATCCCATGAGGACAAACCCTTATGCGAGTCGCCGATGATGATGCGTTCGTTTTTGTACTGAGCAGAAGTGACACCAGAGTTAGAAAACGTGCCTGTAACGGCTACATTTCCCTTGGTAGCAGTGTCTATTTTGAAGTATTCAGCCCGTCCGTTGTCTTCAAAAGCAAGAATGTAATCACTCAGACCCAGGTTNGAAGAGGTGAGATANGTGACTGTGTTGGCAAAAGAGACAGCAGTGTTGCCAGAATCNTTGACAGTAGACTGAGCAGGGATGATTTTGAGGTTGCCAGAGCCAATAGGCATGACATTCTCAATCCATGCAAACTCTTCTGTATCAATAGCCGTGCGGTTAGCCTTGGTGTTCAGTCCCTTGAAGGCTTTGACAACAGCGTATGATTTTTTTTGCTCTGCTGCTGCCATGATTAGAAGGAAGAGTAAGGGTCAGGGATGCGGCGTGTGTAAACTGAGTTCAGAACAGCCTGGACATGCTTGGCGTATTCTTGTTTGTAAATTTCTGCTTCCCCGTAGCTCTGCTCTTTGTACTTAGCTTTGTAAGCTGCGTAGAAAGCAACGGGGGTTGTGTAGGGGTCAACAATGTTGTCAACCACACTGGGGTTGGTAAGGGTTAATGGATTAGGCAAAATGACCGTATCCACCTCTATAGAGTAGGACTGGTCTGGCACAGGAGCAATGTACAACTGACCTTGCCCGTATGTGCTGAAACAAATAGGTCTACCTACGTAGTTTTGCCAGTAACGCAACTGAGCGTTGAACTGCGTCCAAGGCAGGTAGCGCAGAGGAATGCGGCTGTTACCCCAGTACAGGGTCACGTTCATCACATCCAGCGTCTGTATGCCGTTAGGCAAAGCAGCAAGGCTAATAATCTCGGCAGGGCCAGAGTATTGCAGGGTGGCTGTGCCGTTGGTGAACGGGGTAGACGGGGGAAAAGCGTTGTTACCAGAAGGGTAAGGCGGGGCGTTAGTCGCCAACACGCCACCAGTAATAACCTGGTAAATGAATACGTTTGAGAAAATGAACTGTCCAGCAGTAACGGTCAGGCCATTAGCCCAGTTAATTGCCACAACTCCAGTGTTGGAGATGGGCGTTGACGTTACTTGTAAAGTTCGCAGGCAACCAGTATCTCTTACTACTCGTTCACGGGCTTCGTTGATGTAGTCCGTTAACTCCGAGGTAGACCAGAAGACAGCGTTTGCGTCATGCAAGAGTCGCTGCACTTCCGTGATGTAGGAAGAGAGTGTTGCCATTTGGCGTCCATGTTATGCTGCCCTTCGGATGGACTTTCGCTCAACACGTTTTTCAACGTGAAGAGCTACTACGCCAACCGCCGAGGGTAACGAACGGTTCTTTTCGGGAGGCTGTTCAGAGATTTCAAACTCTGCCAGCTTCTCAAATCCTTTATCTATTTCTGCAAAAGACCGCACCCAACCCAACCGAGTCAAGTGCGGTACTTTATCTGCGACCATGTAACCAAAGATGTGCTTTGCAGCTTCTAACGGGATTTCAACCGTTACATCTTTAGGAAAATCGTAGAACTGACCAACATATCCATCACGGAGTTTGGTATCGCCACGATTGGTTACATAGATAACTGCGCTCATTAGAAGCTCACTGTATCACCGTAAACACGGATGTCCACAGTAGAGTTAGCAACCGCTGTGTTTACAACTACAAACAAGGCTTGGACGTTATAGCCATTCAATGTAGTCGTTGTGCTGTACGGGCTGGCAATTGTCAAATCTTGATAAGTGCCCGTAGTAGTCAAATTGCTCAAAACAGTGGCGGCTACAACAGCATTGCTGGTGTTACCGTCATTGGATGTCAAGATGGAAATGTTGGCTGTGCCTACGTTACCACTTGGGTTTTGAACTGTGACCCTGCGAGCAATTACAGAACCCGAGTTCTGAACAGAAGCCCCTTTTGTGAGGCCTCCGCTGAGAATCGGGATAGTGATAACTGCGTTACCTGTACTGCCAAGCGGCACTTGCGTAGCCGTACCAATGGCGTAATTGCCAAAGCTACTCGCCGTATTTTGTGCGACTGAATCTGCGCTTGACATGGCAACTCCTTAACTGTTGTAAGTACCGCTGGCGTTTTGACCGCCGTTGGTAGCGTACAACGTGATGGTAGGAGTGCCGGACAATACGTTGGCACGGAAGTTAACGCCGTCAGAGAAAATCACACCGCTAGTGTTGTTAGCCAACGAAACCACCCATGTTGGGGAGGCAATGTTGTTAGAGGTGTTCATCTCGATGGTGACGTTAGCGGTAGCCAACATTTGATACCAGCCAGCAGGGATGGTGGCGGTAGCATTGCCCAGAGATTGCGTCTGGATAAACGCACCTGGGGTGTTGGTAGAGGCATTCGCCAGTAAGATTTTGTTAGATGATAATGACATGATTTAACTCCTTACAGAGAGAGGTAGTTGTAACCCGTCACCTTGGTCATTGCTTTTGGCTTGACGTTCACCAATTCGGCAATCATCAAAACAGCACCAACATAACCAATTTGCCAGTTAGGAAGTGTGGACTCAAAGCCCGTAAACACAAACGAACCTTGCTCGTGGATGTACAGAGACAAGTAGTTAGTGTTCAGGAAGTACACAGTACCTTCTGGGCAATATGGGTCTGGGTAGATTGGNACACCAGCAACCATCAAAGCGCGGAANGCAGCTTGAGGGCCGTTGGAATCGGAATCAAAACCGGAACCAGGGGTGATGACATATTGTTCTTGACCAACAAAGTCTTGAGCCAACAANGTCCATGTACCAAAGCCGCAAACACCNAACGAAGGCATCTCTGCACCGTTCTTCACAGTACCGGAGATGTATTGCAGAATGTTCTGACGGGTTGGGTTGACACCACCAGCGGCGTACTGCTTGGACTTCCACCATGTGTAGGTGTTACGGTTGATGTTACCGTAGGTAGCCAAGGTTGTGCCATCGTCAACAGCACCGGGCAAGCCGATGAATTGTTGAGTGTTGGTTGTGTTGTTGTACAAAGCGGTTGCCATTGCATCCATCATCACGTT